AGCATTCGCTTGCGGGTACAGGTAAAAACCTGGCTGCTGCGAATACGGCACAAGGATCGGATTGATCGGTGATGGTACTGTGATTTTGTCTCCTACAAAACCCAAAAGGGGCGAATAACACATCCGCATCATACCGTATTGAAACGGTGTTCCATTCAACACAACCTTCACATGGAGGTTACCACGCAAAAATGCGTAATTATCGATCTTCTTTTTGATCTGTGTGTTGTTTAGGAAAAGGTACCAGGGCTTGATTGTATCAAGAACACTGATAACACTAGACGTGGTCCAAGTGATAGTATCAATGAGGGTAGGACGTGAGAGAAAACTCCCAAGTCCAATATCCTCCGTACCATCAACTAAAGCTACGTTATTCGTGCTTGATGGAGCATCGACACACACACCACCTTCATTATCAATAAAGGTGACGGTCTGTTCAACACTAGTGGAGCTACCTATGGCTTCACTTGTGACGACACTCTCTGCGTCTTCCATCGTCGCAGATTGAAGCGCAAAACATTGGGGATAATAATTGAAATGTTCCAGTGGGATATCCTCTCCCATAAGACAAGTGGTAGTACTTCCGGTGACTACCTCAACACTTTGTTTCTTATAATTCTTAATGTTTTTCTGTGACCTGTTGTTCAACAGGAAGGACCGGCCAAGGCCCAGCCTGCGTGGGGGATACATCTTTTGATGCTCGCCAGAATCTCTCTACGAGATTATCCCACCCTGGGAGAGTTGACTCCATGACGTACTTATCATAGGGTTCCTGCATCAGGACACCTTTGAAAAATGCGTGATGGTATTCGAACACTTCCCTTCCATAAAAGAAGTATTCGGAGTTCGCACTCGACATTACCGCAACCATTTGCGCATACTTGTCGATTGACTTCGATGGCACCCAAGTCGTGAGAGACTTGTGAATTGACTCTTCTTCCAATGGACAGAGCCAAGCGCCTACATCCTCATCATAGCGCCATTTGCGCTTGAGGAACTGGCAATCGCCGATGCTGATATATGGCACCGACTCCGACTCTTTGTCGGCCATGGTGTACTCAACACCAATCGTTGCCAAAACAGCCTGGATGGCCGTGTGGTTAAACCACGGTGCCTCTCCAGAGACACCCATGATATTGTCATCCCCATAGGTGAACAGGTGCACGTTCTGCTTAAACGAAGCACACGACTTCTCAGGACTCAACATGGTGTAACAATATCTCATATAGAGACTGTTCACCAAAGAGTTGACGATGACAGTGAGTGGATGTCCCGAAGGATTTGTGCCGAAAAATTCAATCAAATCGGCATTCACACTCACAACTGGAAAGGCAACATCTTCGCCAATACACATAATTTGGCGGATCTCGTCTGGTTCGAAACCCGCCGCTTCATAAACGTGCGAGATAATCTGGAATGCAGCAAGAATGAAATCAGCGATCATTCGCTTATCAAACTTGCCATAATCTCCAGCCACAATACGATCCTCACCGAATGAGGTAAGATACTCATGTATCACACCCCACTCACTTGACTGACACACAGTGCCAGGTCCCGCTTCAAACACGAGTTTGTTCTTCTGCAGCAACCTGACAAATGTCAACAATCGAGATCGTACCACGATGCTCCAGTCAGCTGGCGCGCCCGTAAAAAGACGCGTCTTTTTGTTCGCTATCTTAGCGAACGATGTAGCCTCATCCTTGAGATGTCCCGTATAAACGGGAAAAGCACGCTTTCCTTCAGCATACTGTTCCTCAATTTTGGCTACACGTTCCCAAACTTCAGGCGTGATTCAAAAGCTCATCCTGAGGTGCAGTATCTACGAAAGTAGGT